GATGCCGCCGGACAGGCGGCCAACGCAACGGCGCGCGCGCTGCTCGCCAAGGGCGCTTCGCAGGAAGATGTTCAAGCGGCCCTGCTCAATCCGACGCTGATGCAATCGCTGCTCAGTCAGTATTATGGGAAAGACAAATTCTCCATCGTGCAGACGGGCGAAAACTCCGACGGCACGAAGCAATTCAGCGTGTTCAACACCAACGATGGTTCGCACAAGCCGATCGCGGTCCCGATCGACCCGAACGAGCGCGGCGGCACCATCACGGGTCCGAACGGTCAGCCGATCCAGATCCCGGCCGGCGTCAACCGGAAGGAGTTCGTCAAGAAGGTGACGGAAAACGCGGCCGACGTCGCAACCGGCAAGCAGACCGAAGCGCAGGCCAAGGCATCGTCGTTCGCGGCCCGCATGCAGCAGGCCGAGGCGGCGATGGGCAAGCTGCAGGGCCAGGGGCTCAATTTCTGGGATCGCGCGGCGGACAGCTTGCCCGGCGGCATCGGCAATTATGCGCAGTCGCCGCAATATCAGCAGTACAAGCAGGCGCAATCGGCTTTCATTACTGCGCTGCTGCGCCAGGAAAGCGGCGCGGCGATCAGCAAGAGCGAGTTCGACCGCTACGAAAAAGAGATGTTTCCGCAGCCGGGCGATAGTCCCGCGGTGGTGCAGCAAAAGGCCCAGCAGCGCGCGAGCGCAATTCAGCAAATGCAGCGCGCGGCCGGTCCCGGCTATCAGGCGCCCGCTGCTGCGCCTTCCGCCAAGGGCACGACGTCTAACGGCATCCAATGGAGCGTCAATTAATGCCCGTTCTCTCGATCGGCGACAAACAGGTGACGGTCGGCGATGACTTCTTGAAGCTCTCGCCGGATCAGCAGAACGCGACGGTGCAGGAAATCGCAAGTCAGATCGGCGTCGCCGCTGCCGCGGCGCCCGCTGCGCCTGCGGCTCCTGTGACGGCGAACAACGTCGCGCGCGCCGCTGCAACGGGTGTTCCGATCATCGGCGGCGCGCTGAACAAGCTGGACGCCACAACCAATGCCGCACTCGCGCCGCTGCTCAATCGGTTCTTCGACGAAAGGGACCAATTGCCGCAGGCGACGTTCGGTGAGCGCTACGCGCATTCGCTGGCCGACCAGGAAGGCGCAGACAAGCGCTTTGCCGAGGAACACCCGATTGTCGACACTGCGGCGCAGCTCGCCGGCGGCGCGGCGGCGATGGCTCCCGTTATCAAGGCTGCGCCGGTGGCGTTCGGTGTCGCTGGCAAGCTGCCCCAGATGGTCCGCAACGGCGCGGCGTCCGGTGCCGCGCTCTCGGCGGCCGACGCAGCGGTGCGCGGCGAAAACCCGATCACGGCGGCGGAAACCGGCGGCATCATCGGCGCGGCGGCCGGCCCGGTCGGCAAAGCCGTGGGCAAGGTCGTTTCCTCGATCGCCGACCGCGTGCGGCCCCCACCGACCGTGCCGCAGAACATCGAGCGCGTTGCCGGCGTCGACATTCCTATGTCGACGCCACAGATGACGCAGAATGCGGCCGATAGCGCGGAAGCGCAGATCCTCGCGCGCGGCGGTCGCGGCGTTCCCGCGCAAGAGCACGCACAAGCCTTCAACGATCTGCAGGGGGCCCGGGTAAATGAAGCGCGGGACACGATCGCGGCCGGGCTCGATGCGTCTGGCACCTCGGCGCGGGTGGCGCCACAGGATGCGGCGGAGCGGATCGCGGCGGAGCTGATTGCCCAGGAGCAGGCGCGGCAAGCGGCTGAGGCCGGCGTTCACTCTGGCCCGATGTCGCCTGCCCAGCAGGCCGACGACCTGGCGCGCGCCTTCGGCGGCGGCCGGCCGGCGCCGTCGGCGGTCGATGCCGGCGAAGCGCTCTCCGATCGCCTTGCGGCGGCCCGTGACGCGGCGAAGGCCGACTACAAGGGCAAATATGATCTCGTCGGCGAGCAGCCGGGAGCCTTCGCGCCTGGCTCTGCGGCCGGCTTTCGCAACGATGTGGTGAACGGCCTCTCGCGCGACGTGCCGCTTGATGATGTCAACACGCCGAAGTCTCTCGCCGCGCTTCGAGTCATTGACCACAATCTGAACGACGTCGGACCGGCTCGCCCGGTAGCGGCGACGGCTGCCGGCGGCGCGGATCACGGCGCGCAACGCGCGCAAGACGTGGCGGATATTCGCGCGCGGTTCGGCGATGCGGTCGCGGCGGCTTACGACAGGCAGAAGCAGACGGCGACGGCGCCGCAGGCTCAAAGCCTGCTGCAATTCATCGCCTCAAAGGGCGGCTTGGGGCCCGATGCCGAGCTCGAGGCGATCGGCGCGCATGGTCACACTGTCAACGTTGATGGTGTCGGCCGCCGCAAGCTGGTGAGGCAAGGCGGCTGGCCGCTCGATTATGCCCGCGAGGCGGCGGAGGAAGCCGGCTATCTGCACGGCGATCACAACGGGACCTCGACCGTCAACGATCTGCTCGATGCGGTTGACGCGGAAATGCGCGGGCAAAAGCGCTATCCGCAGGGCTTCGAGGGCACCGAAACCAAACGCGAGGCGACGGCCCGCGGCGAGCGTGAGCAATACGAACACGATCGGCGCATGCAGGGCTTCGATGATGACCTGGCGGCCGCCGGTCACGGCGAGCTCGGCCCTGACGTCAAGGATCGCGCCATCAAGCTGATGGCGAACGAGCGTATGGACGCTGATACGGCCGTCGAACACGCCCTCCATCAGCTTGAGCAGGAAGATGGCGCGGCGCATGCCGCTGGTTTCCCAGGTGATCGCGCGCCGGTGCCGGAGGCGTCGGGCTCGGGCTTCACCATGGGCGATGTGGAACGCGTCCGGAAGGCGCTTTCCAAGCTCTACGGCGACGCGCGGCGCTCGATGATGGCGGGAGGCTCCGGAACGGATCTCTACGCGCTCGAACACATCACGGATCAGTTTGACGCGCGCGTGCGCCAGATGATCGCCGATGGCAAGTTCTCGGGCGATGGGCCGGCGGTTCTCAAGATGCAGGAGGACGCACGCGCGGCCTTTGCGGACTACAAGCAGAAGTTCGCCAAGCGCGGCAGTGGCGACACGATCGGCGCCGCGGTCGAAAAGATCCTCGGCAGGTTTTCCGACACCAAGGCGACGCCCGACGAGGTGGTGAAGCTGGCTTATGGCGCGCCGGCCTCGCCTGGCGGTCAAATGCCGGTGCAGATTGCGCAAAGGATCGCGAAGATTTTCGGCCGCGATAGCGTGGAGTTCGGCACCTATAAGCAGGGGCTTTTCGCGCAACTGACGGCGGGCGAGCCTGAGAAGGCAGCCGCACGCATCGAGGAGTTCTTGACCGGCACCAAGGGCAAGCTCCTGGCTCAAACCGTGTTCGATGCTGGCGAGCGTTCGCAGCTCGCGCAATATGCGCGCCGGTTGCGCTTCTCGCTGCCTGCAGAGCCCGAGACTGGCCCGGCGGCCGCGGCAATCCGAAAGATCGTCGAGGGCAACGCCTCGCCGAACGATCTCGCGAACGCGCTGTTTGGGCCAACCGGCAAAGGCGCCGGCAGCAGGGCCGTTCCGCTCGCACAAAAGCTGAAAGCGACGCTCTCGCCGGAAGGCTGGAATGCCGTCCGTCAAGGCATGTTCGAGAAGCTGACGCGTGCCGGCGAGGGAAAGATTGAGTTCGAGGCGCAGGCGCTATCCCAGCGCATGCATGAGTTCTTGAACGAGAGCGGTTCCCAGCTCGCAAAGGTGCTGTATTCGCCGCAAGAGCTGGACCTGATGCGCAAGCTGGCGTCTGTCTACAAGCAGATGATCCCGGTGAAAGGCACCACCAATCCGTCAGGCTCGGCGCCGATGCTGGCGAAGATGGCGACCGGGCTGCGCGGCTCTCTAGCGCCCCTGCTCGGCTTCTCGCATGGCGGCTTGCCTGGCGCGGCGCTTGGCGTGCTCGCCGAAAAGGGCATGGGCGCGCTCCGCGATCAGAACGCGGCGCGGGCCGCGGTCGAATTATTCTATGGGCCACAGGCAAAGCGGCTCGCCGATCCACGGTTTGCCCATGGCGCCGGTCTGCTCGGCCTCATCTCCTCGCAGGAGGAGCGCCGGCTACAGCGGCGGTAGGATTTCGATCTGTTCGCGCTCTTGCCGGCGCTCATACACGACGGCGCCGACGTAAATGGCGCCGATCGTAACGATAGTGCCGGCGAGGCCAAAGGCTCCCACAATTCGGTAAGCGCCCCAGCGCACGGCCTCCATTCCAGCCGCGAACAGCACGACGCACGCCAAAATTCTCAACCTCAAAGGCTTCTCCCGGAGTTATGAATGTCTCTTGCCGATAGCATCATCAACGTTGAAAGCGGCGGCGATCCGAACGCGCGAAACTCGCGCTCGTCGGCCTCGGGGCCGGGGCAATTCATCAACGGGACGTGGCTCGCGATGATCAAGCAGCACCGTCCGGACATTGCCGCCGGCAAGTCTGACGACGAGCTGCTTGCGCTCAAAAGCGATCCCTCTCTGTCTCGCGATATGACGGACGACTACGCGGCCGACAATTCCAAGCTCTTGAGCAGGGCCGGACTGCCGGTCACACCGGGAACGGAATATCTCGCACACTTCGCCGGGCCGCAAGGTGCGATCGGCATCCTGAATGCCGATCCGTCGGCGCCGGCCGCAAGCGTGCTTGGCTCCCGCTTCGCCAAGGCCAACCCGTCGCTCGCCGGCTACACGGCCGGGCAACTCGCCGCCTGGGCAGACAAGAAGATGGGGGGCGCCTCCTCGCCACCATCGACACGCGCCCCGATGTCGATCGCCGGGCCAGCGGCGGACGGCAAGAGTGCAGCGCCCTCGCCCGCACCTTCGCAAGGCTCGCCACAGCAGGCCGCCCAGGCAGCGCCCGCAGCGGCCTCCAATCCGATTGCGTCGTACGAAGCAATTAGTCAGCTCGCAGCCGTCCCAAAGCTCGCAACCATCCTCCCCGCTCGACCGAACCCGCTCGGAGTTCGGCTCGCTCCCCTCTCTTTCGCAGGTTGATAGTCAATGACGCTCTACAAATGGTCGCAAACCGCCTCCGTCAACGCCCTGGTCGATGGCACCTGCCCGTGGCCGGAAGGTATGGATCCGGCTCAGATCAACGACAGCGCGCGCGGGAACATGGCCGCCATCGCGAAATATCGCGACGACATCTCAGGTGCGATCGTCACCACGGGATCAGCAACCGCCTACGCAGTTTCGAGCTATCAGGCGTTCGATTCGCTGGCCGACATGCACCTCAAGGCGATCGCGTTCACGCCGCATGTGACCAACGCTGCCGGCCCTGTAATGCTCAATACTGACACCCTCGGGAGCAAGCCGTTGCGGACGGCACCGAATGCCGAGCTACCGGCCGGCACGATCATCCAAGGAACGCCATATATCGCGCTCTACAACAACACAGATGGTGCGTTCTACCTGCAGGGCTTTTACAGTTCTCCGTATCTGATCCCGCTTGGGGCGACGCTCGACTATTGGGGGCCGACAGCGCCGAGCAGCCAGTTCGCGCTTCCTTTTGGGCAGCCCCTCAGCCGCTCGACGTATTCCTCTCTCTTTGCATTGATCGGTACAACGTATGGGAATGGCCTTAGCGATGGCCTGACCTTCAGCCTGCCGGATCTTCGCGGCCGTGTCATTGCGTCGCCGGACAATATGGGTGGGGGAACTGATCCAAACCGTTTGTCTTCTGGTGCTTTGGCAGGTGTTCGAAATTCGATCGGCGGCGCGGGCGGTGAATCGGGTCATACGCTCACCATCGCGGAGATGCCGACGCACACGCACGCCAATACGTTGAGCGATCCGGGACATGGTCACACAACCAATTTCGGTGGAAATCAGATACCCGGCTTTTTCGGTCCAAACACCGTCGGCGGCAGTGCAAACACCGCCATCAATAATCTCGGGAATATCGTCATCAATAGCAGCGCTACCGGCATCAGCATTAACAACGCATCGCAGGGTAGCGGCGCAATTCACAACATCATGCAACCGACGATCCTGTGCAACCGGATCATGCGCATCATCTAATGGTCAAATGACTGTACCCCTCTGGAGAGGGTCTCGAAAAAACAGGGTCTCCAAGAGACAGGCAGCCCCAAAGCAGCGCTACGAGTGCTGCAACGCCTAAAAGTACGATCGAGAGGGTCTGCGGTGAGTGGCGGCGGCTGGCAATAGCCAAAATATCTCGTAGAAGTTGCACTTTCGAACCTGCAAAAAAACTCCCGCTGAGCGGGAATTCTCGCTCATAGCAGCTTAGTAACAGCCTCCGCAACGCTTCCCCAAGGTTATTCCGGCGGCTGCGCCTCAATGGCATTTGCCCGACGATCACTTGCGATCGCATCCATGCGCGCGATCTGAGGAGAGCGCGCGGATAGCGAGCATAACTAAGCGGCCCACGCTCGACAGAGCGGCCAAATCAGTCGCTCTGATCTGGGCACAAGCTCATTCCCCGGCTTTTGAAGGAAATCGTCATGGATGCGATCAGCGTTCCCAGCTTTCTGCTCGGCATCGCCGGCGTCGGCGCCTCGTATTTCTCCTATCTCTGCGCCACCAAGGGCGTGCCCGCGGCTTGGGCGTGGCTCAAGTCGAAGCTCTCCGCGACGAGTTCGGAGCTGGCGGAGCTCAAGGCCGATTTCGAAGTTCTCAAGGCCGACGTCGCCGGCTTGAAGTCTGCCGCTACGCCTCCCGCTGCCCCATCCGCTCAGTAACGGAGGCGTTCGCATGGGCCGCCAGTACAGCGCCGCAGCTCGCGACCGGCTCACTGAGCCGTGGGAGGAGTTTGTCCCCTTCGTCTATGACGACAAGCGCGGGAAGGTGCGTATTTGCGGCCGGCTGCAGTATCGCGAGTATCAGCCGGGCGACGAGATCCGGGGGACGCTTACGATCGGCTTCGGGCACACCGACGCCGCGGGCAATCTCAAGATCGTGCCGGGCCTGCGGCTGACGCGCGAGCAGGCCGGCGAGTTGCTGACGCGCGACCTCGCGCCGGTGGTAGCTGCCGTCAATCGGCTGCTCAAAGTCGAGGTGACACAGCATCAGTTCGACGCGCTCTGCGACATCTATTTCAACTGCCCGGCCGCGGCGATTGCGGCAATCAAGCTGATCAACGCGGGCCGCGTCGACGCCGTGCCGGCGAAGCTCTTGCAATACGTCTGCTCGAAGGGCGAGCGGATGGAGGGTCTGGTTCGCCGTCGCAATGCTGAAATCGCATGGTTTCACCAACCCGATGGCGTCGAGCCATTGCCGGCGCCTGATCCTGACGTCGTGCATTCGCCGAAGGCGGAGCGCAATCCGCCGCCCGTCGCCGCGCACCAATCGAAGACGATCGCGGCCGGCGGCGGCATGCTCGCTTTCAGCCTCGGCGAGGCGGCCAAGGCGTTCAATGAGTTCTTGGCGCCGTTCAAGGACGCCAAGGGCTCGCTCGACGAGCTCGGCCTGTCCGGCGCGCTCGGCGCCGCGGTGCATGACCCGAAAATCCTGCTCTGCATCGTCGTCGCTGGCCTCGCCGCCTTCGTCATCTGGGATCGCAACCACAAGAGGCTGAACGAGCATGTTTGAGGGATTGCAGGCGATCGGCGCCGCGGCCGGCGCAATCGCGCACGTCGCGGAATGGTCCGGCTTATCGGTTGGCGCGCTCGCGGCTTGCGGCGCGGTGATCTACTTCGTGCCATTCGCGCGCAAATTCGCGATCGCGGCTGCCGCCGCCGTCCTCATCGCGTGGGCGTGCCTCACGCACGGCCATTCGGTCGGCGTCGCCGACGAAGACGCGAAGCTCAAGACGATTTCCGATCAGGCCGACGCTCGAGCAGCCGATCGGGCGAGGACGGATGAAACCGCGCTGGTGAGCGCAATCGAGGCGAAAGCGAAGGCTCAACATGATCAGGACGCCGCAGAAATCAACCATCTCAGGTCGCTCGGCGTGGCGGCTGTTTGCGCTTTCAATCCCGATGATCCTGGCGGGGTGTTCGGCGCAGCTCAAAAGGATGGAGCCGGTACCGTCAACGGCGACGCGAACCTTGCCGCCGGCGCCAAGGCTCCTCACGAAGGCGCCCCCGGTGCCTCATCTGGACGCCACGTGCCGCTTTCCGTGGTTTGGCGTGGCTGGTTGCAGGGGAAAGGACACCAGGGCGATGCTCCGCCTCACGGTCAGTGACGATCTTGATGTGCGGGGCCGCTTGAACGCGGTCCCGCGCTGGTATCAGGACGTCCGCAAGAGCTACGGCGCAAAATGACGGAAAGCGACACCAAGCGGATCGCGAGCGCGGCGGCAAAGGAAGCTCTGCAAGAGTTCTTCCTGACGATCGGCATCGACGTGAGCAGTCCGGCGGCGATCATCGAGCTGCAAAGCGATTTCCGCCACGTCCGTCATCTGCGCAAGACGGTCGAGCAGACGGCCGGCGCCGTGCGCAACAAGGTGATCGACGTGCTGACGGGGAGCGTCGTGACAGGCGTAATCGCGGCCGTCGGCTTCTACCTCGCCCATCACTGAAAACCGCGCTTGCCGCCGACATTGGCAACCGAAGTTGCCAAAAAGCCACAATCGTAAGTTGCTAAGCCCCCTGCAGCGTTGATACGGTGCGTCGCGCTTGGGGGCGGACCGGAATGCTTAAAGACGAACGTGCGGACGCAAAACGCGTCGAATATTTAGACGGTTTGCGCGGCTTCGCTGCCCTCGTCGTGTTGATCGGCCATTCATGGCTTGTGTTCAGCGAACCGATCTCAAGCGTTCACTTGGGTGACGGCATTGGCGCGCTGCCGGGACTGCTCCTCAAGGTCATTGGCCTTCTGTCGAACAGCAATTCCGCGGTGTGCATTTTCTTTCTTCTCAGTGGCTACGTCATGGCGGATTTTGCGCGAGGGACGTCGCTCAGCTTCCCCGCGCAGCTCGTGCGCCGCTATATCCGCCTCGCTGTTCCGATCTTGATCACCTCGACAGGCGCGTATTTGCTGCTTCGATTTGGTCTGTTTCGAAATGCGGAGTCCGCACGCATCTTCGGCGCGTGGGCCGGCCAATGGTATCAATTTGAGCCAGCAGGACAATCGATGGTCTATGAGGCTCTAGTCGGCACCTTCACGCAAGGCTCGGACGCCTACAATCCGAATCTCTGGACCATGCATCCAGAACTGCTCGGATCTTTCTACGTTCTCCTAATTGGCGTCGCTGCCGGCAGCCGCCGCTGGAGAACCGTGCTGTACGCTTGCGTCATAGCCTACCATCTGTTCGACTATCTTCCGCTGTTTGCAGTTGGCGCGCTGATCCGCGAGTACGACGCGCCCATTCGCCGAATAGGTGAATTGCCATGGGCGCCGATCGTGCTTTGCGCCATAGGTCTCTACATATGCACCCTCCCCGAGATCGCGCCCGGCCAGAAGCTCGAGTTCGTCTATCCGTTTCCGCGGTTCAGTTACGACAACACCCGCAATTGGCATTCAATCGGCGCTACTCTCTTGCTGATTGGCGTATTGACTTCGCCCACGGTCCAACGCCCACTAGGGTCATTGTTGGGCAGGGTCCTCGGACGGATCAGCTTCACGCTTTATTTGATCCATGTTCCGATTCTGTGCAGCCTCGGCGCGTGGCTGATCGTCGAACTCGCATCGTATGGCAATGTGACCGCAGCGGCCATTGGCCTATCCGTAACGTTTTTCACGTGCTTGGCACTTGCAGTGTTGCTATCGCCCTTTATCGATGGCGTGTCCGTCAGACTGTCGCGGCGCGTCGGTCGGCGCCTCGACGAAATAATGACGAGCGCGAAGGAAGCGACTGGGCAACCGGCCCCGTCCTCGATCAACTGAATGGATGCCCTACCAAGTCGGCCAGGCCAAGAAACACGACGCGGAAGCGAAGGTGTAGGAGCGTCCCCAGCGCTCCTTTGAGACCTCCAACAGACCGGCCCGGCGATCATGCCCGATCGTCGGGCTTTTTTATTTCACAGCCGTTCTGGGCCTGATTCCAGGCGTCGCGCTCGGTCCTCGCCCGCTTCTTGGCAAGGGCCAAGGCTTGGTCCTGTGTCATCATCTCGGGTCGGATGCGCCGGCTGGCGTCGTCATCCCAAGAAAAATAGACGCTCTCTCGGCCATCCGGAAAGCGAACCTCGAAAGTCCCGCACCTCGGCACGGGTTCGTGCCTGATCAAGCGGATGCCTGCCTTCGGCGATGTCATGTCGCCGGTTCCGCCCTTTCGATCGCGACGGCCTCCGGCTCATCTTGCTCTGCTTCAATGATCACGATTTGCCGGCATCCGTCAGCCTCGATCGTGAGGTGAACCGGCGTCCAACCTGGCGGTAGTTCGGCCCGGCCGCCCTTTTCAAACGCAAAGAATTTGAATTTTGACATTGCTGTGGTCCCGGTGAGGCGCGACCATACAACGCGAACATAAAGAGAACAAATCTTTTCCAGCCGAACGGGAAATCACGTCCCGCGGAGCCGGAATTTGGTTTCCATTTGAGATAAAAACCTATGTCTTTTCAGTGGGGGTTAAGTAGGGCGGTTTCCAAAAAAACCCGGCGATATCAATAGTTAGGACACGTCTGGGGGACTAGGGGTCGTGGGTTCGAATCCCGCCGCTCCGACCATTTGCTCGCTGGAGCTCTTCGATCCCGCAAAGAGCAGCCGGATCGGCCGACTTTGCCACGGCAACGGTTACCGTCCCTTACCCCTCCTTCATCACCCGATCGAGCAGTTGCCGGCAATCGAGCAGCTCCTTGAGCGCGCCTTCCAGCCGCTCGCGGTCTTCCTGGCGCATCCCGGGGGCTGGCTTGGCCGCCACGCTGCTGCCGGGGTGGGTGCCGACCCGGAAGGTCTCGAGGATGTCGTCCTCGGTCTCGACGAAGCGGAAATCGATGCCCTCGTC